GTAATTCACACTTACGACTTGAAAGATTACTATTATCCAACCCTTTTCCCACTCAAAGAAACAAATCTTTTGACGTGGAAGATGCTTGAAGCGCAATCAGGTTTGAAGATTGCCGCCGACTTGGTTTCAAGGGGTGCAACTATACCGAAAAAGACCCGTGAGGCAATAAGCCGCATTCAGGGTGATATTCCTAAAATCACCATTTCGCGTGAAAAGAACGAGGATGAATTGACCGAATACGACATTATGGTCGCCATGTCGTCAAATAACCCCGATTTGAAAGCGTTGGTTGAATTTTGGGCGGAAGATACCAAATTTTGTTGGGACGGTGTTGCCGCCCGCGCTGAATGGATTGCTTTGAAGCAAATTTCATTGGGCAAGGTGCAATTTACCAATTCAAACAATGCTGCTATTGTTACGGAATATGATGTTGATTATCAAATTCCGGGAACTCAAAAAATCAGCGTTGATACTTCGTACAGTTCCGGCACGGCGGGTAAACCTTTCACAAAGGATTTCCAAACCGCTTTGAAAGTCGGTAAGTCCATTGGTGCAAAATACAAGTTCGCATTTATGAGCCTTGACACATTCGGAAAGTTTGTCAATCAAGAAGAAGTGTACAAACGTTGTGCAACTTTCGTACAAAATATTGTGAACACGCAGGATGTACCAAGTTTGGAAGCCGTGAATGCTTATTTGAGCAAACAAAGCCAAATTTTCAAAGGCTTGCAAGTGGTAATTATCGACCAAGATATTACGATTGAATTGGCGGATGGCAACCGTACAACGGCAAATCCGTTTGAAGAAGACGTAATTCTTTTCTCTGAAAGCAAAGTGCTTGGCAACACCTATTGGAAAACTCCGATTGATGCCAAGAAAATTGCCGGAAGCGTTGCCGAAAAAGTTATGCACGGACACACTTTGGTTAAAAAGTATTCGGACGAAAGCCCGGTGCGCGAAGTTACCGAAGGTATCGCAAATCTTTTCCCTGCGTGGAATTTGGCGGGTCGCTCGTTGCTGATGCAAACCAACGCGACTTCTTGGAACAAAAACTAAAAAAATGAAACCGCCGGTTCGTTAATGGTGTACACAGAACCTAATGACACGGAAGACAGCCACGTAGGGTTGCAAACTGAAATGGCAATGTGAACGAAGAACCGGATACCTCACATTCCGTAGGTAAGATTCAAAGCCGGGGCGGTTTCTTTTTAACTTAAAAAAGCGTGTAAGATGACCAACAAAGAGTATTTAACAAAGTTGCTGAATGGGTTAAATGTTTCGGATGATGATATTGATATTATCATTCTGAAAAGCGGACTTGATGCCGATGCCGTTGCCGATGTTCAAAACGCCGATAAAGCGGTGTACAACCGTATGTCGGTAATACTGAAAGGAACAACGCAAAACATTTCCGAAGGTGGGTATTCCATTTCTTGGAATATGGAAGCCGTCAAGTTGTTTTATAACTCGCTTTGCAATGAATTAGGACTTGAAAATGTGTTGGTTGGTCGCCCGAAAGTTCGTAACCGTTCAAATCTTTGGTAATGAAATTAGTGCAATATCCACATTACTTGTTTGCCGTAAATGCCGGTGGTGATTCCATACAGGATGAAAACGGAAATTGGAGTGATGCCGAAACAACCAATATTTTTATTTCGACTTGTCGTGAAGAAACGGACGGTCGGGGTTCGGAAATACAAGTTGCAGGCGGAACATTCCACCGTTTTACTTCTTTGATACAATTGCCCAAAGGTGCGCAAAAAGTCGAAGTTGGAAGCACTGTATTTGTTGCCAATAAAGCGGATGGTACGGATATTCGGATTCGGGGCGTTGTTTTGAAATACGATGTTGGGCAATTACATTCAAGGTTATGGGTATAGAAGCAAATTTCACACAGGCGGACGTTAAAAAACGTTTCGATGCTTTTCTTGACCAAGTCCAAAAGCAACAAATTAAGCGTTTACAGATGCTTGGTGAAATGTGTGTTACCCACGCCCGCAGCGTACCGAAAGAACAAGGCTTTGAAGACCAAACGGGTAATTTGCGGTCGTCAATCGGATACATGGTATTTGTGGACGGCGTTGCGATTCATTCGTTTTACGAACAAGTCAAAGAGGGTGCAACCGGAATGCAAGCCGGTGAAACTTTGGCAAAAAAAGTCGGTGAAGACCAAAAAGGCGTTTGCCTTGTAGTAACCGCCGGAATGAATTATGCCATGTACCTTGAAGCCAAAGGGCGTGATGTGCTAACAAGCGCGGAACACCTTGCCGAAAGGGAATTGCCCCGAATGCTTGAAAAGTTAATTGCTAATATTGAACAAGTATGAAAACGACATTTGACACCGATGCAATCCTTTTTTCATTGTTGCAAGATTCGCCCGTAAAGAAAGCCATTAATGGTGGTATTTATATTAGCGATGACCGCCCCAATGATTCGGATAAAGAAGATATTGTTGTGAATAGCATTGATTTAACCCAAGACTATTTGCCACAAATCGGCACTTCAAATGTAAACATATTTGTACCGGATAAAAACGTAAAAATTACCGGAAAACAGCAATTGCAAGCCAACCGCACACGCTTGAAAGAATTGTCAGCAATGGCAATGGAAACGTTAAGAGGTGCGAACATTACAGGGTTAAAACTGATACTTGGAAGCCAAACCGTTTTGGAAGAACCAAGCGTGAAACAACACTTTGTAAACATTCGCATTGATTGGAATATTCAAACACATTAAAAAATTTATAATTATGCCAAGTTTAATAACAATAGGATTAAAGCAAGTCAAAGTGGGTGCTGCCGCGCCCAACGGGACAATGCCGACCTTACTTACAAAAATCGGTAAGGTGTACAAGGACACGATAAAAATGTCGCAAGATGCACCCGATGTTACGGAACATTTTGAAGAAGGCAAAGCCGCGCCAGAAGTTCGTAATAAATTCCGCAAAATTCAAAAGGTAACATTCTCTTTGATGGATGCCGATGCACAAGTGCTTGCCGATTATGTTGGTGGTGAAGTAGTTGCTGGAAAATGGATGTATGATGGCAATGAAGCCGTTGCCAACAAAGCCATTTTACTTGAAAGTGAACAAGGGTTTGACTTTGAAATTCCCAATGCCGACATTGAAGCGGTTATCAACGCCGATATGTCCGCAAAAGGTATTTTCCTTGTGGACTTCACCATTACCCCAATGGCGGTAACAGCCGGTAAAGCAATTCGTGGCGTTCCGAAAGCAACAACGTAATTTTGATTTCTCTGTTTCATGTTGCCGAAAGCCCCAAGACCAATGTGTTTTCGGGGCTTTCATTTTAATAAACAAACTTAAAAATGAATATAACAAAGACACTTGAACAAGAAAAATCAGAGTTAAACGCACTGATTAACAAAGGAATAACCTTTGAGGTAACAGACACCGAATTTGAGGTCAAAAAAAAGTTTTTTGGCTTGGTCAAAAAACGTATTCCGGTCAAAGTGCAAAAACAATTCAAGATTGAAGAACCAACACTTGGCACACTTGACCGTCTTTCGGTTGAATGGGTTGAAATTGCCATTGATGAAGTGCAATTGAAAGGTGATGATGGTATGCAACAAGCAAGAACGTTGGCACACGAACATTCTTTGCGTTGTGCCAAAGTCATTGCCATTGCCGTTTTGGGTTCGGATTACTTAATTCCGCAATGCGGCAAAACCGGCATTGTCCGCTATATTGAAGATACGGCACAATTGACGTATTTAACCGGTCTGTTTGCCCGGACAATTAAGCCGTCAAATCTTTATCAATTGTGCGTGTTAATCAATGCTATGTGCAATTTAGGGGATTTTGTGAACTCTATTCGATTAATGTTAAGCGACCGAAGCGCAATGCCGATTCGGATAGAGGAAAACAACGAGGTTTAAGCAGTCCGCACGGTCGCCGGGGTGCAATTTGCGCACATTTCGGGTGGACGTATGATTACCTTATAAATGGTATTGCGTGGTCGTTAGTGCAACGAATGATGCTTGATGCACCAAGTTACGATGTTGATGCAAACGAAGATGAAGAAATTGTATTGACTGAAAGTAACAGTGAAAATATGATGAATTATATAAATAGTTTAATGTAAACAAGATATGGCAGAAATTGACGGTGGTGCGTTGTCGTTTAAGTCCGTAATGGACAACGACCAAATGAATGCGGCTATTGATGAAACCTTGCGGCGTGTACAAGGGCTTTCCGATGGCACGGTTGCCGGTGGCAAGGCAATGGATACCGCTTTTAATTCAACCGCCGATAACATAAGAAAGGCTTTGGGCGATATTGGCACAGCCATAGGAACGCACGAACAAGAATTGCAACGGCTTGAATCCGAATATCAAGACCTTGGGCAAAAAGCAAGTAAAGCATTTATGGCGGGGCGCGATGATGAATACCGTGCCATTACCCAACAACAAAATGCAGTCAAAGGCGAAATAACGGTGCGTGAACGCCTTGTTAAAGAGTTACAA